GTGGTGCGTTCAACCTTGGCACGACCGGCGCTCCGCTGACGGTCACCAAGGACGGCGCTACCTCCACGACTTCGGTTACGGACCTTGTCGTTGACATGGGTACCGTTCTCGACGAGGCGAACTGCCCGGAACAGAACCGCTTCCTTATCATCCCGGCTCGTATGGCTGGCCTGATTAAGAAGTCGGAACTGAAGGATGCTTCGCTCACGGGCGACAGCCAGTCCATTGTCCGCAATGGCCGTCTCGGCATGATTGATCGTTTCACGATCTACGTCAGCCACAATCTGAAAGTGACGTCCAGCACGAAGTACCACATCATTGCTGGTACTAAGATGGGCCTGACCTTCGCTTCTCAGATGACTGAGATGGAGACCATTCGTTCGGAGACGACGTTCGGTGACATCGTTCGTGGCCTGCAGGTGTATGGCTACAAGGTTGTCAAGCCGGAAGCGCTTGTCGAATCCGTCATCAGCTTCTCGTAAGGAGGACTATAAATGGCTACTTATACGGACTCCTACGGGTTCAATAAAGGAACGGCTGCGTTCCCGGCTTATGGCGACACCCGCATTTCGTACATCGAAGTCGAACTCGACTTCGCTGCGATTGTGGCTGCTCGTTCGGCTGCTGCCGCCACGGCGCTGGCTGCGGCTGACATTCTTCAGGTCATACAGGTTCCGGCCAACGCCGTGATTCTGCACGCTGGCTTTGAAGTCACGAAGGTCGAATCGACCAACACGACGGCTACCTTTGATCTTGGCTTCACGGGCGGTTCGCCTGCTGCCGCCAACGCCTTTGGTAACGACGTTGCGTCGAACGCCCTTGCTTGGTCGTGGGCTGCTGGTACCGGTCTGGCGAATCCGATCATCGTCGGTACGTCGAACGATACCATCGACCTGCTGATTAACACGGCTGCGCCTACGGACTGCGTCCTCCGCTGCTTCGCGGTTGTTCTTAACCCGAACTGATCGTAGGGGCTTCGGCCCCTACTTTCTCATAGGAGGATTCAATGTCTGTTTATGACGGCGTAACTCATTCCCGTCTTAAGGCGATCAACCTTGAGGCTGACAATGCGACGTTGACGACGGCGACCATTACGAATCCCCGGTTTACTGGGGTTGTTCTGAATGTTCGCAAGCGTCTGACGATTGCACAGGTCAATGCTGGCGTCGAACTCGTTGCGGCGGTTAGCGGCAAATCCATCCGTATGGTCAGTTGTAAGGCTATTTCGGTTGGTGGCGCTGCTGGTGCGGTCACGACGGTTGATGTCACCGGCACTTCATCCACTTCACGTAAGCTCGTTGCTTTTGCTCAGGCCAGCCTGACGCAGAGTACCGTTCTGACCGCTGGTGGCTCGGGTGCTACTGTTCTTGCTGATGGTGCGTCTTATACGGCGAACGACGCCGGTACGGCGATCAATGTGAGCAAGACCGGTTCTAGTGTCACGACGGCTACCCACATCGACGTTATCTTCGATTACGTCCTTGAATAATTGGTAGGGGCTTAGCCCCTACCTTCTTTTTAGAGGACAGATTATGGCGTCAAATCTTACCGGCAGTAAGATCAACGAGACTTACTCCCAGCTTTTACATATTGATGGTGGCCCAGCGGCCACTGAAAAAGTGGTGTACAGTGGCACGGGTGTCGCCACCGCACTTAATCTCGGCCTTAACTCAGGCTCCATAGGTAATATTCGCATCAGCGGCAACTCCGTTTCTGCACTCAGCGGTAACGTCGAGATAGCCAATGCCGCCATCTCGGGTGGCTCAATCACAGGTATTGTTGATCTCCCTATCGAAGATGGTGGTACTGGTGCCTCGACGGCGGTTGGTGCGCGTACCAATCTTGGCCTCGGCACCATGGCTACTCAGAACGCCAATGCTGTAGCTATCACGGGTGGTACGATCTCTGGTGTTACGATACCGCTATCTAGTATCTCTGATCTGAAATACGGTGAGTTTTATTCCACACAGGATCAGACGGCTTCAGCAAATACGCCGACGGCTATCACGCTCAATACTTCGGCGTCATTTAATTCTGGCATCACAGTAGCTTCAAATTCGCGTATCACGTTTGACACTGCTGGTACGTACGAACTTACTGTAAGTATTCAGTTTCTTAATTCTGATACGTCAGAACAAGATGCGACAGTTTGGTTTCGTAAGAACGGCACTGACATCACCGCTTCAGCATCCAAGGTGACTGTACCGAAGACTTCCGTTGGCGGTGCATTACTCTTTCAAGTTACGATTATGGAGAGCGTTACAGCTTCACAGTATATTGAAGCGTTGTTTGCTGTTGAGAGTGGTAACGTATCTCTCGAACATGCAGCGGCCCAGTCGTCTCCATTTATTTGTCCAGCTATCCCTTCTGTTATTGTTACAGCCAAGAGGATTGCATAATGCCCAAGACTCCCGCGTGGACACGCAAGGAAGGTAAGAATCCTAAAGGCGGTTTGAACGCCAAGGGTCGTGCCTCATACAATGCCGCTAACCCCGGCAAGCCGGGGCTTAAACCTCCACAGCCCGAAGGTGGTCCACGCCGCGATAGCTTTTGCGCCCGTATGAAAGGCATGAAGAAAAAACTAACTAGCGCGAAGACGGCAAACGATCCTAACTCGCGTATTAATAAATCTTTACGCGCTTGGAACTGCTGATATGGCTGCGTCTAAACCGAACAACGCTGCTCTATGGTCTCGTGTGAAAGCCGAGGCCAAGAAGAAGTTTAAGGTTTATCCAAGCGCATATGCAAATGCGTGGGCTGCGAAAGAATATAAAAGCCGTGGCGGTACTTGGTCTGGCGCAGACAATCGGGTGAAGCGTGGCTAAAGGCGGACTCGGAAAGTGGTTCGGAGAGAAGTGGGTCGATGTAAAGACCGGCAAGCCATGTGGCCGTTCAGGTCCGAGTGACAAACGAGGATACCCAGCTTGCCGTCCGGCAGCAGCAGCGTCTAAGATGACCGCTTCAGAAAAGAAAACAATGGCTTCAAAGAAGACTGGCCCCGCCCGTAAGTCGTGGCCTGTGTCTCCATCAGGTAAGAGAAAAGGATTTAAGTGATGGCTAAAGCCCCTATGAAAAAACCCAAAGGTCCGGCTCTGATGATTGTCGTTATGAAAAAAGGTAACGGCGGTAAGAAGATGAAGGGCGGCTGCGAAGACGACGAGGGTGAAGAGTACCGTAAAGGCGGTATGGTCCGTAAGCCCAAGAAGAAGGGTTGCAAATGACCAGATGGCTTCGCCATAAGCAGGATGGTACGATCTACGAATGGGATCGGTATCTTGCTGCCCACCCCAAACTGGAAGAAGTTTCTGAGGAAGTCGCTTTTCCTGAGAAGTTCTTGACGCCCGGCATTTCAGCCCGCGTTGCTCAGTTCTCTGAGGAAATCCCAGCCGCCGAAGAGGTGGCCGAAGTAGTAGCGGCTTTAGAAGCTGCGACAGAGGAGCCAGTTGCCGGGCTAAAGGTGCCGCGCAAAGGCAGGAAACGTAAGGGAGTTGACCTCCATACGGATGACATTCCTGAAGAACCTGAGTATAGTAATCCCGAACTCAATGCCGAAGCGTCTCGGGGTCTGCTGTGACACCATCTGATATAATCACCGAAGCGCGCAATATCCTACAAGATACTGCTGCACCTTATCGTTACAGCGATACGGATTTGCTTGGGTTTTTTAATCAGACAATTAAGCGCATGGTAGTGCTGCGTCCTGATCTCTTCGGGTCGATCAGCGATATACCTACGACGGCCAATACGGCAGTGCAGGCGTTACCGAGCGATGGTATGCGACTCATTGATATATTTCAGGTTAAAGGCAGTAACGCCATTACCGAAGTAGATCGTGAGACGTTGTCCCGCTACGCGCCGAACTGGATGAATGAGACTGCTGGTTCGCCTGTAAATTTTATGCGGCATGTGAAGAACCCGGAAAGGTTCTTCCTATATCCGCCGCCAACTTCAGGCACCGTACTGCTGGGCGAGTACGTAAAAGTGCCAGCCGACTACGCCATTGGTGATGTCATAGATCAGCCGAGTGATGCGTTCCTTCCTGTCATAGTTGATGGTGTGGTATTCTTGGCTGAGTCAATCGACGACGAGAGCATCAATTCGAAGCGGGCTGAGTTCTTCCTTCAGTTGTTCACGAGCCAACTAACGTCGTCGCTGCAGAGTCGTTCTCTTACAGATACTAAGTCTGCGGCTATGAAGCCTTCTCGCACTGACCAGATTATCGGTGAGGTGATCTGATGACTGATCGTGCCTTTTCCACGCTGGTTCAAGAAGTAGGCGCTAGCGCCCCCGGTTGCCCGCAGCCCGTTATGCTCCGCGAGATTCGGAAGGCGGCTATCCGCGCGTGTGAGCGGTCGTTACTTTGGCGGCATGTGGAGCCGACGTTTAATCTGTCTCCCGGCGCATACGAATACGCGTACAATAAGCCGACGAACTCAGATGTTCATGTGGTCTTCGACGCCATGATGAACGGACAGCCGCTGAAAAAGCTGACGCTTGAAGAAGCGCTGTACCAATATCCTCAATGGGCTGACTTGTTCAGTGGTTATTCTGCTGATGTCGCTTGGAGCGAGACGACTAAAGCGCCGCTGAACTCTAAGCAGTTTAATAACAGCGAGTTCAATGAAGCGAATACTTATAGCTCGTTGGAAGCCATAGATTCCACAGATGCGGCAGACCTGCTGACTCAAGAAAGCGGTAGCGCGTTGTTGCTGGAGACCAGCACTGGTACGCGTACGTCGTCGGCTATTAGTCTTCTGTATGCTCGTGCCGATCTCTCCGGCAATTTCAATATCTTAGACCCTACGATGGAAGCAGGGTCAGAACCTCGTGCAATCTGCCAAGTTCTTCCAAATCGGTATCTCGTTCTCCCCATGCCGGATAACGACAAGACCTATACCATGCGTATGTTCTATGCGCTAAAGCCGAAGCGCGATGCTGAAGGCATGGAAGAGCATGTCATGGATGAACTAGAAGATGTTATTGTCCATGGTGCGTTACAGCAAATTCTTCTGATGCCTAATGCGGCATGGTCGAATGTAGAGTTGGCGTCGTACCATTCACGGCAATATCTATTCCATCTCACTGAGCGGCGCGCTCGTGCCAATCTGTCCAACATGCGTGGTTCTATGACAGCCCGCAGCCCAAAATTTGCGTAGGAGACAGGGATGACTGTCAAATTTAAGAACAACGCTGTTGGCTACCTTTCCGCAGCAATATCCAGTTCAGATTCTAGTGCTACCCTTACGACGGGCGGCGGTGCGTCATTCCCAACTCTTTCGGCTGGCGAGTACTTCTACGCGACGATCACTGCGACCAGCGGTGTTTATGAGATTGTAAAGGTCACTTCGCGTTCGACGGATGCGATCTCCATCACTCGCGCACAGGAAGGCACGACGGCGATTGCCTTCCCGCAGGGGTCGATTGTCGAACTGCGGATTACGGCACAGGCTATTACGGACGCCATCAGCGATGCGTCCACGACTCTGCAGACTGAGACCTTTACTTCTGACGGCTCTGGTACTTCGGTTGGTCTGCACATCGGTTCCGGCAAAACGCTCAATGCCACAGACGGAACTGTGCTTCTTCCGACGGCGGCTTCTCCGGCTCAGACGGCTGAAGGCTCAGTCGTGTGGGATAGCGACGATAATCTGCTAACAGTCGGTGATGGTTCTAGCCGTAAGATTATGGTCGATACGGCTACGGCCCAGACGCTAACTAATAAGACGCTCACGGCCCCGGTCATTTCGACTATTTCGAATACCGGCACGCTGACGCTTCCGACTTCTACGGATACTCTTGTCGGTCGGGCTACTACTGATACGCTAACCAATAAGACGATTGCCAGCCCGACGATGACTGGCACGACAACGCTTGCCGCTGGTACGGCGACGACTGCTCCGTTGAAGTACGTGGCTGGTACGAACCTTTCGACGGCTGCTGCTGGTGCGACTGAGTACGACGGCGCTGTGTTCTATGGCACGACGGCTGCGAACACTCGCGGTATCTGGCCCATCGAACACTTTATGGTTCTTACTTCCACCAACACGCTGTCGAGTCAGACAGCGGTGCAGCCGATCTTTGACGGCGGCGGCGGTACGACCAACGGCGCGATTACGCTGCCCATCGGCACTTACTTCTTCGAGTGCGCCTTCTCGTTGACGAATATGAGTGCGTCAAGCGGATCGTTTGGTTTTGCTCTGGGCGGCACGGCTACGATCTCCCAGTCTTGGCGTTCGTCCGCAGCTAAGCCATCGGCTTTAGCTACTGCGACAGCCATGGAGCAGGCGTTCAGCACGACAGCTAATGCTGCGCTTACGACTGCCAATACCAATACGGTAGGCATGGCTTATATCAACGGCGTCATCCGAGTCACAGTTGCTGGTACAGTGATCCCGCAGGTCTCTCTCGGTGCTGCCAATGCTGCGGTCGTCGGGCTGGATAGCTACTTCCGTGCGTACCAGATCGGTAATGCGTCTGCGGCTTACGTCGGTAACTGGGGGTAATCCATGGCTGATTCTCCGATACGCTGGGATTTTTCCTTGGGGAACATAATCAACCTTGTTGCGATGGGAGTCGCAGTAGCCGTCGCTTGGGGGTCTATGTCCGAGCGCAGTGACTTAACTCACAAAGGAATCAAAGAATTAGAGTCGATGCAGAACGCTGCAGAGGCTCGTATTCGTTCCCTTGAGACAGGCCAAGTTCGGTCCGATGAAAGACTGGCTAGTATTCTGCAGATTGTCAGCCGGATAGAAACTAGACTGGAAAAAGAGGGGCATAAATAATGGGGTACAAGCTAGGTACTCGCTCCGAGCAGCGGCTTAAAGGCGTACATCCTGATCTCGTCAAGGTAGTTCGTCGCGCCATTGAGATTTCTCCGATTGATTTTACCGTCCTTGAAGGCAAGCGTACGGTGGAACGCCAACGGGAGTTATTTGCCAAGAAGGCCACGCGCACCATGAGGTCACGGCACATTCACGGATTCGCTGTTGACCTCGCGCCGTTGATTAATGGCGAAGTTCGCTGGGATTGGCCGTTGTATAATCAGCTTTCGAAGGTGGTGAAACAAGCAGCGAAGGATGTTAAAGTCCCTGTAGAATGGGGCGGCGACTGGACTTCGTTCAAAGACGGTCCGCATTGGCAGCTTCCGCATAAGCTCTACCCGGATCCGAAGAAATGATGCACCCGGATCACTTTGATTTCTTTATGAAACTAGTGATCGCTGGTATTGCTGCACTTGCAGCATCTGTGTCTGCTAAACTTGGAATGGCTGCGGCCCACGCATGGAGATCATTATGATTATCGGATGGCGCACTTATCTTCTTTCGGCTCTGACGGCAGCGTTCGGCGCTCTCGCGGTCGCTGATTGGAACTCGTTTCTGCAAGACCCCAAGGCGGGCTGGTCGATTATCGCTATGTCTGTCATCATGGCAGTCATGCGTTCGGTCACGACTACGCCGCCCGGCGAAAAATAATGTACACGTTTGTTGCAGCGGTTACGTTTTTCGCTGTTCTTATTGCTGTTCTTTTTATGGCTGTGTGGGCTGCTATCCGCATGGCTGAAGAGAAGGGTCGTACGGAAGGCGAAAGCGATCTTCGTAAAGCGCAACAAGACGATGCCCGTAGGAGATTAGAGAATGCGATGGCTGCTGATTCTAAGTCTCGCGCTGACTCCGCTTCTGGCAAGTTGCGCGAAGACGACGCCCACCGCCGAGACTAGTTGTTTGGTCTGGCGTCCGATCTCATGGTCTAAGAAGGATACGGATCAGACCATTGAGGAAGTGAAGGCGCATAATGCGCGACGTAAAGCATACTGTGAGGAACAATGAAGAACGCTGCTAGCAAATCCAAAGCGATGATGCCAAAAGGCAAAATGATGGGTAAAGACAAAGCGATGATGCCCGCTGAGAAGAAGATGCCCGCCTATAAAAAAGGTGGCATGGTCAAGAAGGGCGGCTGCAAGTAAATGCCAGCAATTAAGATCACCGGGTTCTTAGGGACTGCACCAAAGATTTCTCCTGAACTGCTGCCGCCCACAGCGGCGCAGGTTGCGGAGAACTGCAAGCTCTATTCCGGTGATCTTATACCCTTTCCTGTGCCGCATATCGTCGCGTCTACTAATCGTTCGGGTACCATCCGTACGCTCTATGCTCTACGTAATCCGACCAGTGGCTCTCTCGTTTGGCTATCGTGGCTAACGGACGTTTCTATTGTCACGCCCGCAACGGACGAACTGGGTGAGCAGCGGTTCTATTATACCGGTGATGGCAACGCCAAGGTTAGTACTTACGCGCTAGCTACGAATGGGTCTGCCCCGTACCCATCAACTACTGGCTATTATGATCTAGGATTGCCGCTGCCTTCTACGGTTCTGACGACTGTAGCTACTCCATTCACGGCGATTACGACAGGCTCGTTCAGTCGAGACAACGCCAACAACGTCACTGTGACGACGACCGGCGCGCACAATCTGAAGGATGGCGCATCTATCTCTGTGTCTGGCCTGACGCCGACTACGTTCAACGTCGTTACGACTGCCACGGTTATTAGCTCAACATCTTTTAGTTATTATGCGGTTGGTCCTGCTGGCACGACGACTGGCGGTACGATTGACCTCGGCGGGTCTATCCAAGCGAGAACGTATCTATATACGTGGTACACTCCGTGGAACGAAGAATCCATTGGTTCAGAGCCATCGACGCCGCTGTTCATTAAAGAAGGTCAGATCGTCACGGTGACTGGGCTACCTACTGCCCCGCCGTCTGGCAATAACTTTGTCCGTGGTATCCGGCTTTATCGCACACTGTCAGGGACAACGTCTGCTGAATATTACCGGTTGCAGACCCTATGGTTCCCAAACACTGTTACCCGAGTGGCACGTTCTAATAACGTCGTTACTATCACTCTGCAATATCCGCATAATCTTATCGCAGAGGATAGATTTAAGATCGGTGGTTGTAGTGACGCTACGTTCAATGGCACAGGATCAGTATTAGAAGTCATTGATACTAATTCATTTACATATTCTCAGACTGCTTCCGATGTTGCAAGTAAGACTGTTACTGGGACTATGTACTATGATATAGCTGAATCGCTATCTAGTACTGCAAGATATTGGGGAGACGGTGGTAGTTATACATTTACGGATGACTTCAACTTTAGGAGTCTCACTGAGATTCTAACTACATCCGGCTATGCCCCGCCGCCAGATAATATTAAGGGGTTGAAGGTCGTACAGAATACGTTCCTCGCCGGATTCGTTGGTAATAGCCTGTACTTCTCTGAGCCTAATGAGTTCCATGCGTGGCCGGAACAATACAAGATTTCTTTCGAAAGTTCGATTGTCGGTATCGCCGTCATCGGCCAAGAGATTCTGGTGCTTACCGAATCCTATCCGTATGTCGTATCAGGTAATGATCCATCTGTTCTCTCTATTGCTAAGCTGCCATCGCGGTACCCGTGCGTCAGCGCTAGAAGTATTGTCGAGACAAGTTCCGGTATTGTATGGGCAACTCACGATGGTCTAGCCCTCTGGAGTTCGACTAGCGGTGCGCCGATTATAACTCGGCAGGTGCATAGTTCCGATACGTGGAATGCCGCGCTTGATCCATCTACACTAGTTGGCGTCTCCTATAAGGAGACTTACTTCGCATCACATTCTGCTGGGTCGATTGTATTTGAAGCCGGTGCGCAAGGCGGCGCTACGTCGTTCGTCAACTCCGACTTCAAGTTCACAGCAACTTGGTATGATTCACTCACCAATATCTTGTACGTTTCGTCAGGTACAAACGGCGACGTATATCACTGGGATGACCCAAATCAGCCGACTTCCCAGATCATATGGAAGTCAAAGGTATTTAAGGTTGAGGGTTATACCAATGTCGGTGCTGCTAGAGTTATTGCTGACTACGCCACGAATGAAACTCCATATGAATGGGCGACTGCGGCTGTAGACTGGGAACTTGCAGAGCAAATCTGGAACTCCGACGATCCGATTACGTTCAAGCTCTATGTTAATAAAGAGCTTAAGATTGCTAGAATCTGCACTGATAGCGATGCGTTCAGGTTGCCAAGTGGCTACAAGAGCGACACGTTCGAAGTGGAAGTAGAGAGTTATATCCGGGTTCGAGCAATACAACTTGGCGACACACCACTCTCACTGAGGGATGTGTGATGCCTAGATTTGCAGCCATCCCAGCGGTCCCGACGTCTAATATTCCTGAATGGGAATACCGTCTTGTTGGCGCGCTTGTACAGAACGTCGATCTTCTGACGGGCAATCTTACTGATGGCACCACTTCGAATAAAGCGCTGCTTTATTCTACGTATGATTTTGCGAATGTGTTGCCTGCGACTATCCCTGTTACGTTAGAGCAATATCCGCAAAAAGACATGACGGGTAATAATATCCTAACAAGCCCATCTACTTATGATGCCGCTGTTTTATATGATGCTAACGCGCAGACTTACGCATCAACAGTTCGCGGCTGCGTATATGCTAGTGATATGCAAAAAATGATTGGTGAAATTGCTGTATTGCGTGCGGTCGTTAATGAGATAATTCAGCAGTTGGTGAACTGATGGCTACGTTTACAGCTACCACAGCTATACCGACAGAGAATGTCCCCGAATGGGAATACCGCACTCTGCTGGCGGTAAAGCAAAATCTGGATAGTCTACTCGGACTAGACGGCAGCACTACCAACCAAGTAATCCTGCAGAAAAGTTTCGGCCAACTCGGCACAATCCTACCAACGATCACGGCAATCGAACCTGTGCAGGTATCTGACCTCGCATCGGTCAACGTGACCGCTGTGGATGGTAGTACGAAGACAGTCGTGCGTTGGGATACCGGCGGCTGGCAAAGCATACCGACTGAACTGGCTAAGTGCGGATCAGCGGGCGACCTTGAGAAAATTAAACAGGATATAGCTAATTTGCGTACTGCTATTGAACAGATCACTGTCCAGTTAGGGAGGGGCTGATGGCATCGTTTACTTCCATACCGCCAGTCCCTGTGACTGGACAGGTTTCCGAATGGCAGAATCGTACCCTGCGTCCTCTGGTGCAAAATGTCGAGTTGCTGTGTGGGCTACGGGGCGAACGGGACAATGCCAGCAGGGCTATCATTCGCAGCGATCTTAGCTTAAACTATGTGGCTGATCCTAATATTACAGTGGTGACTCCGCTGCCCGCGTATTCCACAACGTATTTTACTGCGGATAATGGTAGCCAAGTGCTAAAATATGATTCCAATTCAGCGGCTATACCCGCAGTCATTAGCGTAGCAGCTAGATACCAAGACGCTGTTTTGTTGCTACAAGAACTAGAGAACCTTCGCCTCGCTGTGGCGAATATCATAACCGTATTGAGGAAGTAATACGATGGCTGGCGACCCGACTCTAATGGACCCCATGCAAATGACTGATAATGCTGGCGCTCAGGCGTCTACGGCATCTATGGATTTACCTCCGGCCATTGCTAGCCTTATTGACATGAGCGAGATTACTGGTCCTGAACAGGCACCGTCTCGTGGTATCGCTGGTGTAGCCAATACGGCTATGCCCACTCCTGCATACCAGATGGGTGGTCAGGTCGGCCCAGCCGGTCAACCTATTCTTCCGCCGGGTGTCGGCGTGCCGCCTCAGATGACTGCTACCAGTCAGCCGGGTTTGGCCCAGCCGGGTGCGGCTCCGCGCATCTCTGCTTCCCAGTTGATGGTGGAAGCGCAACGATTCGCTCAGCGTAATCCGCGTCAGGTTCAAGAGATTCAGATGGCTGTTCAGCAGGCTATCCAGTCTGGCGAACTGACTATGCAGGAACTGAATACGTTGGTGCAGATTGCCACGGTTGCGATGCAGAATCCTGAGATGTATCCGCAGCTTAGAGCGATGGCTATTAAGGAAGGTCTTCTCACTGAACAGGAGATCAGCCAGCAGTTCGATCCGGGGCTGCTCTTCACAATTATTATCCTCGGACAGTCGCTCCAAGCTGGCGGCGCTTCGATGGGTGGCGCTCAGCAGCCAGTTGCTGAGAATCCTGCTATGACCGCTGGTGCTACCCAGATGGGTGGTGCATCTGGTCCGCAGGTCTCGGGTGCTATGCCGTCGATGGCGATGGGTGGTCCGCTTCCGACCAAGAGCAACCGGGCTGATGGAGCCATTCCGATCAAGGCTCATGAGGGTGAGTATGTCATCCCAGCGCATATCGTTCGCGCCAAGGGTACGGAGTTCTTCGACAAGATGCTCCAGCAGTATAATGAGAAGGAATAGTCCTAGACCAACGTGTAGCTAGATGCTAGGTTTAGGCAGCAGATTTAGGGGGTTATGATGGCGGATTTCTGGAGTGCAGCGTTCGACGCTTTGAAGGCACAGGCACAAGCGCAGGCTGAAGCTAATAGATATATCCAACAGTCAGCGGCCTACATTGCTCGTGGCGGTACGGAAGAAAAATCCTCTGGCAGTGGCATCGGCAAGATTCTGAAGACTGTCGCTACGATTGCTGTCCCCCTCGTCGCAGCCGTGGCCGCTCCGTTCCTTGCGCCTATCGCTGGTGCGGCTCTTGGAGCCGTTGGTCTTGGTAGCGCGGCTTCGGCCCTCGGTCTCGGCGCTCTTGGTGCAGGCACTATTGCGGCTCCTGCTGTTGCGGCCACTGGCCTTGGCGCTGGCCTGACGGGTAGCCTTCTCGGCGCTGGTCTCGGCGCTGGCGTTGGCGCTCTTACTGGACGCGGCGCTCTGACGGGCGCTGTCACTGGCGCTCTCGGTGGCGGCATCGGTGGCGCGATGAATATCGGTAGCGCTCTGGGCTTGGCTCCGACTGCTGCGGGTGCCTCATCTATCGGCGCTCTTGGCGGCGCTCCGCTTGGAGTTGTTGGTGGCGCTGGAGGACTCGCAGTCCCGACGTTTGGAGCCGCTGCTCCCGGTGCAGGCGCAGCGCTTGGCGCTGCTGGCGTTGGCGCTGCTGGCGCTGCCGGTGGTTTTGGCAGCACTCTTGGTGGTCTGTCTGGTACGCTCCTACCGAGCCTTGCTTCGGCTGCTGCTCCGCTGTTGTCAAGCACTATCCAGTCTACGATGGGTAAGCTCACTTCTGGCGACAAGCAAGGCGGTATGGTTGACCTTGCATTGACGATGTATAACAAACCGCCGGAAGGTCTGACAGAAGAAGAACGTCGCGCAGTTGAAGAAACAGCGCAGCTTGCTGCCACGAACAAAGAACTGTTCACGCAGAAAGTCGAGCAAGCCAATGCTCTTTGGCAGACGGCTCAAGCTAATCGTGAACAAGCATACGCTGAGACGCAGACTGCTGTGCAGCGTGGCCTTAAAGAACAGCAACGCCGTTACGGTGGCGGAACTGGTTCGGCTGCGCGTCGTGGTTACATGGCTCGTGAAGCTGCAATTAAGGGCGCTCAGGCTGGTTCGGCTGCGGTGACCGGTGAAGAGACTGCGGCTGCTGGTCGCATGTCTACTGCGGCAGCGGCGCTTCCGACGTCTGCTCCTGAGACGGCTGCTCGTGCTACGCTTCCGCTGTATCAAGCTGCTGATAAACGTACGCAACTTTGGAAAGAACAGCAGTCAAAAGCTATCGGCAGCATGTACGGCGGCAGCATGTACGGCAGTGGCGGCGGTGCTAAATTCGGTCTTAGCTACGGACAATAAGCAGGACTATTATGGCTGATCTCACTTTTGACCCGAATGAATACGCACGTAATGTGTACGTTGCGAAGACGGCCACTGGTTTTCAGGAAGGTCAAAAGAACGCTGCGGATTTAGCTTATGAAAATATGCAACGAGAGTTGCTGCAGCAAAATTACGCTCAGGAAGCTATAAAGTTTCCGCTTGCCATGGCTAAAGGCGTACAAGAAGCGCAGACTAATGCGCTGAAGAATCAGATCATCCAGCAAGGCATCGACGCAGAGAATAGAAAACTCGCTGCGCAGCAAGAATACATTAGCGGAATGGGCGCAGGTCTTCCTGAATATGCTCAGACTGCTGGTGGCGCTGGGTATCTACCAGTTAAACAAGCCCCCGCTGGTGCGCAACAACCTGCAGGTGCTACTGGATTTGCACCCGGTGGTCTAGGTGCATACACGGCGGTGCCTACGCGACCGACTGACTACACTGCACGTATGCTACAGGTAGAAGGTGGCGGTCGTAATCCCATGTCATCTGCCCAAGGACCGGGTCAGTTTATCGACAGCACATTCGTGCAGACGTTTAGGAAAACTTTTCCTGATGCGTCCACTGGAATGACTGACAAGCAGATTCTTGCTCAACGCGGTACTGGCGTTGAGACTGCGATGCTCAAGAAATTTACGGAAGACAACCAAGCTGTATTGGCAAGCAGAGGTTTCGCTCCGACTAACGCCAATACTTATCTTGCGCATTTCCTCGGCGCTGGTGGCGCTACTAAAGTGCTATCGGCTGCGCCGAATACGCCAATCGCTCAAGTCGTTGACGCTGCTTCTATTGCAGCCAATCCTTCGGTGTTTAGAAACATCCGTACCGCTGGTGATATGCAGCAGTGGGCTGCGCTCAAGATGGGTGAAGCTGGTCCCGGTGTTGCTCCCCCCGGCAGTTCTGGTCTTAGACAGGACATTAGCAGACTCGGCGCAGGTCTTACCGTTGGTGGTATAGCGGAAACTGTCGGTGGATACCCAGCAACTACCACTGGCAAATATTTTGCGGCACCTGTATCTAGCGCCCTTAATTATTTAGTAGGCACACCAGAACGCGGTGCGGCTCTTGCTCAGCGCGATGCGAGGGCGCAAGCAGCACAGGCATGGTTTCAGTCTCCGCAAGTTGTCAATGCGCTAACCACGAATCCGACGTTGCTTGCTGAAGCACAAAGCAATCCGGTGGCATTCTATCAGAAATACAGCGGTGCGCTTGCAGAACCAACGACTGCTGCGGCTACTGCGGCTACTGCGGCTGCGCAGCCGCAGGGTCTACCGACTGAAATGTTATCGCCCACGCCGATGGGCGGTGTTGCTCCTGCTGGTATTAGAGAACCGACGACGCCGACTTCTGTGGTTGCGCCGATCATGTCGGCTAAGCCGGGTGAAGCTGTGCCTGCTCCGGCACCTATGTCCTATATGCGTAATCCTGCAAAACTTACTCAGGATATGCAGATCATCGTGGCGCAGGATCAGGAGTTAGCGCGTTATCAGCGATACCTCGCGCAGAGTGGCGACATCGCTGGCGCTGCTGAAGCTGGTCTTAAGCGTATCCAGATGCGCACCACGTACAGTAATCTGCAGGGTCTTGAGTCGATCACTAACTTTGATCTTGGAGATAACATCTCAATCAGCAATGCGCTGTCTAAATCCATAGGTCGTCAGGTTGGATTGCAGCCGCTTAGCAATGGCAACTTTAATCTTGTTGTCGATGGCAAGACGGTCCGTTCCAATGTCTCTAAGGCTGACGTCAAGGACTTTGCTCAGTACACACTGAGTGAATCCTATCGTGCGCAGACCATGGAGATGCAGAAGAAGCAGTATGATCTTCAGATCGAACTGCTTAAGAAACGCGCTGAAGCCGGTTATAAGATTGAAGAGAAGCGCGTAGAAAAACTCTACGATGGCATAACCAAACTTCAGGCTGAACGCTTAAAGCTAAGTGGATTTGAAGTGCGCGAGGGTGAGGATGGTAAGTTCCTAGTCTATCGCAAAGACGGGGCTTATGTCGCTTACATTGATCCGCAGGGTCAGATCACCATGCCGGACGGGACTGCATTGCCTAACCCGTCGGTTACAAATATTCCGCTTTCGATACCGATGGCCCGTTAAGGATTTAATCCATGGCAATGGACAGAATTGGGTTAGCGTTCGCCAGTCCAGTGCTGGATGCTATGGATATTGGACCGCGTAGTGCATACGGTCGTGCCGCTGGTGATCCAGCCGCGCAGATGGGAATGCCTAGCCTTGCCCCCACTCAGGCCGATGTTGCCATTTTTGGTGAACAGCTACGTGAAGGTGCCGGGCTTAAGAACGTCCCGTCCGGTGTGGACGTAGCTGGATCGGCTGCGCCTAAAGGTCTTGGCGGCATGGGTGGCGCTGCTTCCTACATTCCATATAGCCCTTCGACTCAGAAATTCTGGATCGGTGGCCGTCTCGTTGATGCGACCAATGCGCTCGACGTATCCGAAGGCTCCAAACTTATTAACCAACCCATGCAGCCTGCGCCCGCAAGCGTGGCGACAGACTGGGTTCCGATGAGTCCCGCCGCCTATGGCGCATATGTCTCTAAGCTGAAGACCCCCCGTGGGTTCGGGGCTAACGTCGCCCTCGGCGCGCGTGGATTAGCAGAGCAGACAATCGGTGGCGTCGGTGATATACTCACTGCTACCGGTGCACCGTCTGTTGGTGAACCTATCGCTAGGTTTGCCGAATCAACCTTTGGTCAGACTAAAGCTGAGCAGGCACGGTCCGCCCTCATCCAGCAGTCGAACTCGACGCTGTCAAACATATGGGACGCCGTTGCTCAAGGTATTCCTTCTGCTGGTTTTTCACTTGTCTCTGGTGGTCTTGGCGCTGTTGGGGGCGTTGCTGCCGCCACTCGGGCTGCTGGCGTTGCTGCTAATATTGGGCGCGCTCGTACAGTCGGCGCACTAACTGGCCTCGCTGCGTCAACATATCCGTCTGAGTTCCAAAACTTCTATGAGTCAGCGAAGAACGCTAAGAACCCAGACGGTTCGCCTGCCTATAATCTAGATGACCCCAGCACACGTATGCAGATTGCTGCTGCGGCTGGTGGTACGACGCTTCTTCAGACCTTAGCCGATGGCGTCATTGCCCGTGGCTTCTCACCGTTCTTCAAAGATGCAGTTGTCAAAGCCGGTGAACGTGCAGCCAGTTCGCGCATTGGCGCGATAGCCGCTGGTACTGCCGAAGGCGCTGCGTCTGAAGCGTTTGCTGAAGGTGCAACCCAACTTGCTCAGCAGGCTGTCTTTGATCCTGAGTTCCGTCGCCAGCTTAATGCTTCAGACTGGAAGGCGCTTGCGCCTTATGTCATTGAAAAGTATGGCGAGTCTGCGCTCATCGCCGCTGGCGCTGGCGCTGTGCTTGGTGGTGCATTCGGTGGTGTGGGTGGCGTTGCTGCTCCGTTGAAACCCACTAATCTGCTTGAAGGCGCTGGTGGTGAGAAGCCAGAAGCTCCGACTGTTGGGCCGCAACCGGGCGCACAGGGCGAGTTGTTCCCCGGCGCTGAACTTGGTGCAGCCCCTCAGATGGCGATGCAGCCTACAGGCGAGACGCTCACTGCTGCACGCGAGACTGACTTCGCCGCCATTGATGAACGTCGTCGGCTTGAAGGTCTGATCGCTGAGTCTACTGCTCAGCTTGAGGCTGCTGCCGCTGGCGCTGGATCGCTCGACCCAGTTCGCGTCTCCATGCTGACGAGCCAGATCGCTCGGGCGCGTGAAGCCATCGCATCTATCGACGCCGCTGGCAGGCTGACGACCGCTGGTCGGTCTGAAGCCATGGCTCAACGTCTTGCAGAACAGCCGACGTTGCCGTTCGGTCAGCAAAATCTTCTGCGCGGGGCCGCTGTCTCCGCACCCCCCGCATCTGCAGCGGCCCCGCAGGTTGGTGTTGAAGGTCTGCCTCTGTTTAGTTTCCCAGAAGGTGTGCTTCAGACTCCTCCCGGCGAACAGATTCCGCTGCCTCTGCAGGGCGGCGCTGGCGTTGCCCCTGCGCCTACTGAGATACCAGTCGCTACGCCGACACAGCTTCAGCTTCCTCTTGCTGAACCGCAGATGGAAATGCCCTTGGAAGGCGGCGTCACTCGGCTGCGTCGTGGTGCGCAGATCGTACGCCAACTTGGCGCTCAGCAGATTCTGAGCCGTGAGGCGCTGCGCAATGAGATGCTCCGCATCAACGCTGCGCGTAAAGCTGCGGCTGCTGAAGGCAACGCACGCGGTGAAGCCATTGCCGCTAAGCGTATGGAGAGTTTGAAGAAAGCTCAGGCTGCGCTTGCCAAGAAGCGTGGCAAGAACGCTACCGTTGCTGTGCCGGTCGAAGAGCCGGTTGCTGCTCCCGCGCCTGTCGCTCCTGCGGCTGCGCCTATTCAACCAGTGGAGGTTCCCAATGCCGCTCAAGTCGGGCAAATCGAACAAGGTGGTGTCGGCCAATATCAAGGAGTTGGTGGACAAGTACCAAGCGAAGGGGTCAATCGGAACGTCGCGGCCCAAGTCCAAGAAGGCGGCGGTGAAGCAGGCGGTGGCAATCTCGTTGTCGAAGGCGGGCCGCAGCCGCAAGAAGTAATCACGCCGACTCCGGCTGGCACTAAGATTGGCAACCTCACGGTCATCGCGGATGTCGATGCACGTTTCGCCAACTACGTGTCTGCACTGACAAAAGCACTTGGCTTTGGCAATCGCAAGATTCTCTTTGGCTCCATCGCCAAGGGTGATTTGCAGCGACTTGTCAATGCCAGAAGTGGTAAACAGTTCGGTATCACCGACACGCAGTTAACTGTACTCAAAGGCTCACTGCGCAAATATTTGTTGTCAACTACGACGCGTGGCCTTTATACGCGTTTGGGTGACGGCACCGATGTTATCCTGTTTAACCAAGACTTAGTTAATCAAGCAGGTGGGCGTCGGTATCTTTTGGCGCTCGAAGTTATCGCTCACGAGATCGGTCATGGTGTAGAGTTTAACGCCTTCGCCAATGCTTCGCCTGAAGTTCAGGCTGCTATCAAGAGTGACTTCGAAAAGTTCCTACGGAAAGCCGATCCTAAATATGCCATGCCCACTATGGCTGAATGGATGCGACTACTCCGTACACCACAGAGAGCCAAGCAGTCTGTACGTTCTCTCGGTGCGCGTGGTCGTGCATCGGCTGGAGAGATGTTTAAGGCTGATCCGGGTTACTGGGATAGCTTTAGCGAATGGTTTGCCGATCAGGTATCTAAATGGGCTACGACGCAGCGTAAGCCGCTGACGATCACTGAACGGTTCTTCTCGACGCTTGGCCGTTTGATGAACAAGTTGTTCGATGCTGGTCGCAAAGAAGGTCTGCCTACCCAGAATGTCACGGACTTCCTCAACGGTCTTGGCGGTCCAGACTTCTCTGAAATCCTCGGTATCAAGGAGGATACGACTCCTCCCGGCGGTGGCGGCATTGCTCCGATGGAGGATACTGCCACAACAGCGGAACGTCGCAGCACAGACGAGTCGATCAGGCAGTTCGTAGCCGGTGCGGTACCGGCTCCGATGCAGTCGGCTGCGCTCTCTATCGCCAGAAACATTCGTGATGGCGCTCTGAAGAAAGCATATGGCATGGCCTTTGGTCGTGACCTTGTGGACTGGATCAGTCCCATGCTGCCAGCGGTGCGCACCTACTTCGACTTTATGATTAGCCGTATGACCCTGACGAATAAGCTGCGTCAGGAAGTCGATCAGATCATGCTCCAGACTGGTGATCTTGGTGACGCACGCGAGGCTCTGAATAAGTTTCTAGCCAGCAGCACTATTGACCAAGCGTGGGGATACCAGCCTACATGGATTGGTAAACAAGTTGTAATAGACCCGACTGCCAAAGAGCAGTACGAAGCGCTGCCTGAAAATGCTCAGCGTGTGGCGGATCAGATATTCGAGCATGGCTTCAAGACCTCGAAGCGTATGCGTCAAGCTATTGTAGAAAAGATTAGGGGCGAACTCACGGGACCGGAGTACGAATCGCTTCCGGCTGACATCAAGCAGCAGCGTCAGGAAGATGTTGCACGTAGATTGCAGCTTATGAATACCATCTTCAAGGAACGTGAAGGTCCGTATGCTCCGCTGTCTCGCTTCGGTCAATTCGTCACCGTCGGCAAGTCGGCGCGGTTCCGCGAACTGGAATCTATCCCGGCGATGGATCGTACCGCCGAAGAAAAGGCGGAACTCGAAGCCCTGCGTGCTGATCCTGACAGCTATATCGTGATCTTCTCTGAGTCACTTGGCGCTGCGATGCAGAAGCAAGAGGAGATGAAGGCTCAGTTCCCCGGCATGTTTACTGAGGCGTTCGAACGCCAGTTGTCGCCGGGCAAAGTCGATGTCCCTGCATGGCTCAACCTCCAGCGAATCAAGACGCTGGTGGAGAAAGACCTTGCCGCTGATCTCCAGCCTCAAGAAGTTGAGCGAATCAATCAGCTTATCACCGACCTGTATATTGGTACGCTTGCTGAGAACAGCGCCCGTCGCCACCAACTCGCACGTACTGGCGTTGCGGGTTACGACGACATGCTGCGGGCATTCGCCACCAAGGGTACGGCTGACGCCCATTTCATCGCGTCGATGACCAATGATAGCGAAGTGTCGAACTCGCTTGAAGAGATGAGCCGTCAGGCTCGTATGTCCGACGAAGAAGCTGCGGCTGCTGGTATTGATGGCTCCAAAGCCGACCGTATGCGGGCGCTGAATGAAGTGCTGCGCCGCCATGTCCAAGGGCTGACCTATACGCCGACGCCTCTGCAGGACAAACTGATGGCGTTCAACTCCATGTGGACGCTGCTTACGCTACCTCGGTATTACCTGCAGAATGCGACTCAGACCTACATGCTTAGTCTCCCTTATATGGCGGCTAAGTTTGGCTATGGTCGTTCGGCTGATGCCGTCAACCGCACGTATAAAGAACTTGGTACGAGCCTGTTCAAGAACAAAGGCGACTTCAACAAGTTTATGCGCGGCGAGTTTGACGTAGCCAAGATGCGCAAGCTGGATGGCTCAGCATATTCCAAGGAAGAGCAGGATGTTCTGACGACGCTCCGTGACAACGGACTGCTCGACATCGGTATGGGCTATGACCTTGGGTACTGGGAGACTTTCAAGACCAGTGGTCCACAGAAAGCGCTTCAAGATGTCATGCACAAACTGACAGCGCTGACTCGTCAGGTCGAAGTCGCCAACCGTGTCACGGCTGGTATGGCTGCGTACCGTCTAGCCAAAGCCGATGGTCGTTCGAATCAGCAAGCGTTGAACTATGCGGCTGAAGTTCTGAGCCAGACGCAAGGTGATTACTCTAGCCTGAATGCGCCGCGTTACTTCAATGCGTTCGCCTTCAGCAAGGTGATTACTCAGTTCCGCAAATACCAAGTCATGCAGGCGTCTTTGCTGATCCGCAATGGCTACAATATGTTTGCAGGTGCATCGAAGGAAGAACGCGCCATTGCCCGTGCAGTCATGCGTAACGTCATCGGTCAGACGGCTGTGTTCACTGGTGCGCTTGGACTGCCACTGGCTACGCTCATGTCCTACATTCTGGCGGCTATCTTCGGACCGCCGGATGAGCCGGTGAATGAGGAACGCTTCCTCCGTCAGATTATCGGAGATGGCTGGTTAGCTGACACGATTCTCAAAGGTGTACCGGCTGGCCTCGGTGTCGATGTCTCCGGCCAACTTGGCTTGGGTAATGTCTTCTCTCCGCTGCCATACACTGACGTTGATCTTACCTCGCGTGAAGGTCTTGGCCGTACGCTTCTCGGTGTCGGTGGCCCGCTTATGGGTACTGCCGCCAACTTTGCAGACGGCATGGGCATGATGGCGCAGGGAGATTACTGGAAAGGCGTCGAGTTCATGATGCCCAACGGAATCAAGAGCGCAATGCGGGCGTATCGTGAGACGTTTGATAAGGGCGTCACGCGCCGTAACGGCGACCTCGTTGTATCGCCGGAAGAGTTTACGCTTCTTGACAGTATGTTGCAGGGACTTGGCTTTACGTCCACCAACATGGCTAACGTCCGACGTAAGCGCCAAGAGATGTACGAGTACGACAAATATTTTAGTGAGCGTACGACTGAGGTGCGCCGTGACTTCGTTGAGGCTCAGCGCGCTGGCGATAGTTCTGGTGTGGAAGCTGCCAAGTCTGAATGGCTGGCTCTCCAGTCTGCCAAGAAGCGTGTCGGCCTCAAGCCATCGGCCATAGCCAACCTGAAGAGTGCGCCGAAGCAGCAGACTGCGCGTGAACGCAGGTTCGCGGAGCAGTTCAAAGCACTGACCGGAGAACAGGAAGCGGCAGACTAATCTGCCCTTCCTCCTTGAAGCACCGTTAAGCCAGCCAGATCATTGTTGATGGCGTTGTCATCCTTGTCAGTGAGGATGCCGACAAGGCGCGGATGCTGTAGACTGACACCAATAACGTAGGTCTGGCCCAGTTTGATCGACGAGTCTTTGGCTAGATAAGCCTTGCCAATCTTGGGCGTAGCATCTGCGTTCGCCGCTATGATGTCTTTCATTACGGTACGCATATCGGCTCCGTTGTTGGAGAGCCAGCGTTTGAAGTGCGCCTTATCTAGTAGAACAACGCCGCGCTCATAAGGATCGGAATGCGACGGGCGGTACAGATCGAATCTAATACGCACATCCCCGCGCGGTAGCCGGGTGGTATCCACATAGACTTTGCTTCCACCAGTATGGGTAGCTGTGATCGACGCCCCGCTGTGCGCGTTGAGGTACTCAGCGATCAGGTCGAAGGAATCAGTGATATTCTCCTGCACATTCTTACGGATCGAACCCATCTGTGACAGGACGGCGTTTGTGCATTTGGTGTAGTCAAACTTGAACAGTCCCCACTCACAGGCCAGCTTGCCAGCTAGGTCAGCGAGGATAACGCTCTGCTCCCAGAACCGTTCAGTGCCTTCGAACTTGCAGTTATACTTCTTGGTGAACTCAGCCTTGTGGTTGTCAATGATGGTGGCTAAGTCTTCAGCACCAATCTCCAACAGCTTGCGGATAAAGGCTCGACCAATAGTCCCATAATGGACTGACACGAAGTTATAAATACGTTGTCCCGCATCTGTAGACTTCTCGAATAACGGATGCGGGGTGACTGTGATCTCAAAGAGGCGCATCATCTGAGCGTCGGTCTCCAAGCCAGTCGATATAAGCGAGGCATTCAGAGACTTATTGGCAGATGTTATACAGGGTAACCGCCACGTACGGGCGTTGCGTTCCTCTGCAGTGCGAGTCAGTCGAGCCTTCTCTCTACCCTGCGACACATCGTACAGGAAATCACCGATGTCTTTAGCCGCCATCGTGGTGGCTTCGTCAATCGTCATGGGTAGATTATTGCATAGACCCATGCGGGCATAGAGGGCATTGTGTGTAAACTTGGATGCGTAATGGAGCATATCAGGATTGCCCCATAGGGACTGAATCATAAGCTGAGCTAATGACTTGCCTGACCCTGACGGCCCGT